TGTGCGGCTGCGCGGCAGGCGCGGCTGGTCGCTGGCGCAGCTCGCGCAAGTCAGCCGCATCGACGCGCAGACGCTGTCCGCGCTGGAGACCGGCAAGCTCACGCTGCACTCAGGTCACATGCACCGCTTGTCAACTGTTTTCGCCTGCACCGCCGAGGAGCTGTGTACGCCCTGCATCTCGCCGCGCTCGCCGCAGATCAAGCGCCGGCATAGCCGCGCAAACCTGCGCAAGGGCCGCGGCGAGGCACGGTGGGCAGGGAAGCTGGCCATACCGAAGCACGCGCCGCCGCTGGTGCGCGAGTTCTTCCAGCTCCTCAACGACAACAAGCTGCTCATCAAGGACGCTGTCGAAGGCACCGACGTCGCGCGCATGACGGTCTCAGACTGGCGCTACCGCCACGCACCGCTGCTCGGCAACTTCGAGGCCGTACTCCACAATCTTGGCTACGAGCTGCGCATCGTCGAGGCCGATGAGTGACGGCGCGACAATCATAGGCGATGCCACGCTGTATCAGGGCGACTGCCTGGAAATTCTGCCGACGTTGGGCAAGGTGGACGCGGTGGTGACTGACCCGCCTTATGGGATGGGGTGGGACACTAATACGGCACGATTTAGCGGTGGCAGCACAGAATCCGTAGCGAGACGCGGCGCTGGCAAAACAGATCAACCGCGGATCACCAACGACGACACACCGTTTGATCCCGCACCGTGGCTTCACCTTCCAAACGTAATCCTTTGGGGCGCAAATCACTATCACTCTAGGCTACCTGTAGGAACAACGCTTGTATGGGTGAAACGATTGCCTGCCGGGTATGGTTCATTTCTATCTGATGCGGAAATCGCATGGATGAAGGGCGGTCACGGCGTTTATTGCTATCAAGACACGTCGATGATGCGTGAAGCTAAGGATCGTGTTCATCCGGCGCAAAAGCCTATTTTGTTGATGCGGTGGTGTATCGAGAAGATCAACAGCACCCACACCATCCTCGACCCATTCATGGGCAGCGGCACCACGGGCGTTGCGTGCGCCAAACTGGGCCGCAGATTCATCGGCATAGAACTTGAGCCTAGATATTTCGATATCGCCTGCAAACGTATCGAAGACGCCTATCGACAGGGTGATCTGTTTGTTGAGCCGCCGGCACCGGCCGAGCAGCGGGGGTTGCTATGACCGATCCCGTGCTGATCTCGCATGACGCCACGCTGGTCGTCTCTGCTCTGGTCAGGTTGGGTGGTAGCTGCGACCTGCGCGAGCTGGAACGACAAGTTTCGCCACGTCTGATGCACGGTTTTGTCGTATCTTGGAGCAATCTGCTTGACAGTGGCCTGGCTCGACAGCTACATGGAGCTGCGCAGCTTCATGCAATGAAGCTACGTCACTACAACCCCCAAAATCAAAACTTTCAAAACCATGAAGCTACACTGCATGAGGTGTCATGCAGCGTAGCTATAGAAGCTACACAGTGCTGTGTAGCTGACTTAGTTTCTCGTGCCACTGACCGCCGAAATTTCCACGCGGACTACCAAGCTGTCATTGCCGGCAAAAAGGCCCGCCACGATCCGCTACAAGAGTACGTCGCCCGCCTGAACCCGGCTGACCGTGGCGAGTTTTGGGGCGGCTATCTGGAGTTGTCTAGTGCTGAGCAAGCCGATTACCGCCAGCGAATTGCACGGCTTGCTGCTCGCGGCGGCCGAGACCGATCGCCGCCTGCCGACGGCTGAGCGACGAACGCCGACGAGCTGGTGGCCCGAACTGCGCCAGGAATGGGCTGACTATGCGCCTGACCGCACGCAGGTGCGGCTCGCACGCGCTACACCAGAGCAGATCGACGCCTACGACCTAGTGCACGCGATCGTTGCCGGCATCCGCAGTCTGGCAGACCGACGCCTGCTGTGGGCAGTAGCGCAGAGCGCGGTGTTCCGCCAGCGCGGGCCGGCCTGGAGCCGCATCGCGCGCATCACACACACGAACCGCCGGGCGGTGAAGAACGCATATGAGCTGTGCCTGCACCGGACAGCCGCTGAGTGGAACGCGCGGCAGCGAAATAACGCGGCATCAAAACAGCTCGGTTAGCAGCTTGTCAATTCCGACGCGGCGCTCGACGAGCAGCTCACGCAGCTCACCCGCCACTCTGCTCGGCACTGCGCGGTCGCCTGCGTGCCACCGCTGCACGGTGCGCACGGCCACGTCGAGATCGCGAGCCAGCGACGTCTGCCAGCGAGGGCCGTAGAGCGCCTCGCCGGCAGCCGCTACACGCGCAGCTCTTTCGCTTCTAGCTGTTCTGTAGGGCTTCGCTGTTAGCATCTCTCGTCCTCCCGCAGCAGGCAATACTGCGGCTCTGGTTCTGCCCCCATATCCCACAACAAGGCCACGTTGTATTGCTTTGAGAAATAGTTAAACGCAATCAACGCTTCTAGCTGGTTCTCATACCAACGCATATGCGCTTGGCTATCCTTGATGTCCTGTGGTTTTGTTCCGCAAGTGTCGAAAATTTCAAAACGCTCTTGCTGTTTGCGGAAAAAACTTGGGCAGACAGTGTGGTGCAGGTCTTCGATTTGCTCGTTTGTTAGCCCGTTCATCTCGCGTCCTCCTCCTTCACCCAATTTTCCAACGCCTCTTCTTGGCTAAATTCGATTAGCTCCTCTGCAATTTTCTCGCTCGGTGCCATCGCATAGGCTGCGTGCATGACAACGGCCATCAGGCCAGCCAAGCCAGCGTGTTCACTTGCGCCGCTTTTGCCCAGCGCTTCAAGCGCGTCCAGACCAGCTCGATAGCCAGTGCCGTATGATTTATCTGTATTCATGTCGCGTCCTCCTCTTCTCTTTCGATGGCGTCTTGGCATCGCTCGCAATCCACTGCGTCAGCATTGTTTCCAGTTCGCAGTACATAGAAATTGCGAGATGCATTACCGGGTGCTGGCCGCATCCCTCTGGCAAGGTCGTCGCGAGTCTCAAACCAACGCCCACATAACGTGACCTCATGCATCATCAGATGGTCGTCCAGCTTCTTGAAAGCATGGGTGCGTGTCGCCCATTTCGCTGTTAGCATCGCCCTAGCTCCTGCGCGAGGAGGCGTGCTCCACGCCGTGGTAGCGGCAGAGGCGGTGGAAACTGCTCTCGCCCGTTCTATCGCCTATCTCCTCGCGTAGGAGGCGGACTGCCTTGAGACGACGCCCTGCCGGCATGAGGCGAATGAAATCGCCTTCATAGCCGCCGCGCGGCGCGCGGTTGCCGACCTGGAAGTGCCGCCCCTTCACGAGCCCGCGCTCTTCGAGCAGCTCGCGGAGCTGCACGACGTAGTCCGGTCCTTTTCGGGTCCAGCGGCCGCTACCGTTGTAATAGTTTGGCTCGATGCCCTTCGGTTGCGCGAGGAGCAGCGCCAGCAGATCGCGCTGTTTTCGGCGCAGTTTGGTCGCTTTCGTCTGCGGCCGAGGCTCCAGCCCTGGCTCTTCCCTCCAATAGTCATACGTTTTCCCACTATTGCATCTCGGGCATGTTGGCGGCAATTTTCCCATGTCATAGAAATTGGCGCCGCAGCTTGCGCAGAGATGCAGATAGCCTATCGCAGCATTGTGAGCTGTTGGGTTTGTCATGTCTCTCTCCTAGTTGGTGTGGGTCAGACGGACTCGATGTCAATCACGCAATCCGCCGCGGCTACAGATGCGGTCTCGGCTTTGCGCGTGCCGGTAATTTCCCACGTCCAGTAGAAATCATTGTCGAAACACAGGGCACTCGTTACCAGCTTTGTCTCATAGGGATTGTACTTAACCAGAAAAGCGTGCGCCGCAATGCAATGGTTCTCGGTAGAACCACAACTGTAGTCATAAGGTACGGTCACGCGGTTTTCACCGTCCGTCGCAACAAACCGCGAGCCTCTTGTGTTAGTGGGCCCGTGGTATCTGGTGCGGATTGCGCTTTGAGCTGTTGGAGTTGTCATCTCTCTCTCCGTTCCTTGGTTTCCACATACGCCCGCCTCTGGGCGTTTCGACCGGGGACCACCCGGTCTCGTCAGTGTGGGCTACAATCCGCCCATAACGTCAAACCCGACCGCGCCTACGCGCTTGCCCACTCGGCGCTGAATTTCACGCGCGATGTCGACGGGGTTGACGAGGCCCGGCTGCTCCTGCCGCAGGATGCTGTACGCTCGCGCTTCTCCTGTCGTTAGGGTTTTCATCGAAGAGGGGCGCGTTAGAAGGGCAGTGACTTCTGCTTTGATGTCGGTCATTAGTTGTCCCCCCATTTTTTGATAAACTGGGTTAGTTGCCGCTTATCGCGTTGATACATTTTCATATCAGTATCCCAGTCGTTAAGATCATCAATATTTTCTTGGACAACAGCGAGCCGGTCTTCAGCTTCGCCAACAATGCAGTCGTTTGTATATCGCGCATTGTCGCTGACCTCCTGTAATGAACCGTCCACCAGCAACTTGTCGGATACGTCAATTTCAGTGAATTGGTAGACCAGCTCGTCTACCTTGAAAGCGTCCTTCACGATTGGTCTGACCTTGGTCATTACTTGTCTCTCTCTCCTGCAGGTTAATCTTTCTGACTGACCTTAAGCGGAGCCGCAAGAAGTCGAGCGTGGTGTCTGCGATGAGCTGGCCAAGGGCAAGGTCCCGCCTGGCGGGCGGGCGCCAATCCTGGCGCGGTCCCTAGCCATGATTTGACGTGCCATTCTGCCGCTTCGCGCGTGCCATAGGCGCAGAGCGTGACGAACCCTTGCGAGCATTCCCAGATGATCACTGTGTCGCCGATCTTGAACTCTTCCGGCCAGGCTTCCGCCTCGTCTGCGTCGACCGTGAACACATCAAACCATGTGCCCTCGCCGTTTTCGTCCGTATCTGGCGACCAGGCTTCCCCGTCGCCACCCATTACCAGCTCCCAAAAGTATTCCGCGGCGCTGGTCTCACCCTCGAATTTTCCAGGGTTTTGGTGAGCGGTATACTTTGCTGTATCGATCATCTCTCTCTCCTGTAGGTTAGTGAGCGTGTCTATTTATGTGTGAGTGTATCCATCAGCCTCGACGCCTACCCACATATTGCACCATTCGACGAGTATGCAGGTTTCGTCGCCAATCATCCGCCGCGCACTACGTCGCCAGTGCAGATATGACGGCTTCTCAAAGCGCCCCCAATCGCGATGATAAACGCTCAATAACGCAATACGCTGCGCTCTTGTTAATGGCTTCATGGTCATATCTCTGTTCCCTTCTCTCTCCATAACCGTGGTCACACAATACCGACCAGCGTGGCTGGCGTCAATGGGAAAAGCGTCCCGACGTGGGAGCTGCGTGTAAATAACCCGCGAGCCCTTGCTGCACGCGCGTTTCGCGACGTACAATTTATGCTGCGAACGGGTGGCTGCGCTGGCCGCGCTTCCCAACGCACCGGAATTGTGGTTGACACCATTACGATCGGCGCGCCGATTCCTCCCCGGTGGCGTCGATCTCTCTCTCTCCCTGCCGAGCTGCCATGCGCAGCTCGGCTCTTTTGTAGGTGTCGCTGAATGGCTGGCAAGTTGTCGCAGAAGAAGATGGCAGGCGTCTGTGACGAACTCGCCAAGGGCAAGTCATTGCGCAGCATCTGTGAGGGCAACGACGCTATGCCGGCATGGTCGACGGTCTTGCAAGCCGTGCAGCGGTCTGAGGCGCTGTACGAAATGTACAGCCGCGCGCGGGCGATCGGCGCCGAGGTGCTCGCGGACGAGATGCATGATCTAGCGGCCAGCCCGCTGCCAGCCAATGCCGATCCGCGTCTGGCTAACGCCGAGGTGCAGCGTCGACGCGTCGAGATCGACACGAAGAAGTGGACGTTCTCTAAGATGCAGCCCCGCGGCGTGCGGCATGTAAAGGCCGACGTCGAGCAGGACACCGGCCCAGTGGTATTCGTCTGGGGCGGCGGCAGTGACGCCCCGGTCAGCGACGACGGCGAGCGTCGTGCGGCCGACGTGGTCAAGTTGGTGGGTGAAGAGGACGGGTAAAGCGCGCGTCGGCGGCAGGTGCAGCAGTACGCGCGCGAGCCGGGCCACCCCCCCCCCCCCCCCCCCCCCCCCCAAGCTCTTTGTTTTTTTTCGAGCTGCGTGCAACCGATATGCAGCGCGCGGCCGGCAAGTCGTTGCCCTGCCTAGCCGGACCGTCAGGCTGCTGACCTGACTAGGGTGCCAATTTCCCTGGCGGCCCCCCCACCCCCCAAGAGATTGGGGCGCTGGCTGTAGGCGTATTACACGTCCAAAACTGAGGCTCGCCGTGTCGAAGCGCCGCCGGCCACGTCGTCGCAATCCGATGGCCCGCACCCTGGCGGATCGCGGCTACCGTCAGCGCGTCGTGCCGAGCGCCAAGCTGTACAAACGCAAGCCGAAGGTGGCACGCCATGATCCAGACCCTGGTTGACCTGGACGCGCTGGGCCACGACGCCGGCTTCTGGTATCTCGCCTCGCCGTACAGCGGCTACACGCCGCGCGTTCACATGGACACGCCGGCTCGCCTGGCGCAGGCGTTTGGGATTGTCGCCGCGGCTGCTGGCTGGCTTATCGGCCAGCGCGTGCCGGTGTTCTCGCCGATCGCACACTCGCACGCCATTGCCGAGGCGTGCAGCCTCGACCCGCTGTCACTTGACGTTTGGCTGCCGGTCGACGAACCGTTTATGACCGCGGCCACCGGGCTGCTGGTACTGGAGCTGCCGGGTTGGCGGCATTCTGCAGGAGTGAAGGCCGAAATGACGCACTTCCAGATGGAGGGAAAGCCCGCCTGGCTGCTGCCCTGGCCGTCGAACTGCGGCGGCCGCTGATGCCGAGCATTCTGAGGAGCCAGGAGTGGCCGGAGTTTGATCCCGACGGCAGCGGCTATGACGATCGGACTGCGCGTGCCGCAGGCATGACGCCGCACGCTAGCCCCGGGCCAAACAAGGGCCATATGGGCAGCGTTGTCCACTCGACGGCGGGAGAGCGCGCGCGTCTGGGCCTGCCGATGGATAGTTATTTAATCCTCAAGGGCCGTAAGCACAGGAGCTTCCCCGAACACGTCGCTGGAGAGGCGGCTCGTGGATATCGCGTGATCAAGCGCGGCGGTCGATACTGGTCAGTGCGCTATGGGCTGTCCGGTGGTGGCCCTGCCGAGTTGTATCGCTAGTGTGGCTCGGGGCGTTCCGCTGATGCATTACCACGCCTACTCGGTGCCGGAAGACGACGGCGTCACGCTCTACGTTCAACTCAAGGGCTTTGCCACGGCGGCCGCAGCAGCGGACTTCCTGCGTGAGCTGATGGAGCCGTTCGAGGACGACGCTGACGGCGGGGTCGCGCATTGACCACAAAGATCGAGATCGACTATATGCCGCGGCCCTTGCAGGCCAAGCTGCACCAGATGCTCGACAAGAACAGGTTTAATGTACTGGTCTGCCACCGTCGGTTCGGCAAGACGGTCTGCGCAGTCAACCACCTGATCAAGCGCGCCATCGAGGAGACCAAGCCCAGCCCGCGGCTGCACTACATCAGTCCGACCTACCGCCAGAGCAAGCTAGTGACGTGGGACTACCTCCGCTCGTTCACCAGCGCCATCCCCGGCACGAAGTACCACGAAACGGAACTGAGGTGCGACCTGCCCAACGGCGCGCGAATTACGCTGCTGGGATCGGAAAACCTTGCCGGCCTGCGCGGCATTTACAGCGACTTTTGTGTCATCGACGAGGTGGCCAACTGCCCAGAAAGCCTGTTTCCAGAGATAATCAGGCCAAGTTTGAGCGACCGCAAGGGCGGCGCGTGCTTTATCGGCACGCCGCAGGGCCACAACTATTTTCACGACCTTTGGGAGGCCGCTGCCAGCACCAAGGGCTGGGCGCGGGCGATGTACAAGGCCAGCGAGACCGGCATTGTCGACGACGACGAGCTGGAGGCCGCTCGCGCGACCATGACCGCCGATCAGTACAACCAGGAATTTGAATGCTCCTGGGTGGCGAACGTACCCGGCTCGGTGTTTGGCAAGGAGCTGCAGGACGCCGACGACGCCGGGCGGATCACGACCGTTCCATGCCTCGAAGACCACCGCGTCGATACTTACTGGGACTTAGGGATGCACGACTACACCGCGATCTGGTTCGTGCAGAACGTCGGCCGCGGCACCGTGCATATTGTCGACTTCTACCAGAACCAGGGCGAAGGGCTGCCGCACTACGCCCGCGTCCTCGACGAAAAGGGCTATCTCTACGGCAGCCACTACGGGCCGCACGACCTGGAGGTGCGCGAGCTTGGCACCGGCAAGAGCCGGCGTGAGGCGGCGCACAATCTCGGCCTGACCTTCCGCGTCGTGCCGCGCCTGCCGGTCGAGGACGGCATCCACGCCGCGCGGCTGCTGATTCCGCGCTGCTACTTCGATCGCGACAATTGCCGCGAGGGCTTGGAAGCCCTGCGCCACTATCACCGTAAATATAATGAGCATACGAGGAAATTTCGCGACCAGCCGGTCCACGATTGGTCAAGCCACGCCGCCGATGCGTTTCGCACCGCCGCGGTCGGCCTTGAAGGCACACGCATGAGCACCGGCCGTGCGCCGCAACGTGACGCCGAGATGGCGTACAACCCCTACGAATATGGAGCCGCATGATGGGTTTCTTTTCTGCACCGAGTCCACCACCGCCACCGCCTGTGCCGCCGGTCCCGCCTGATCCGCCGATCAAGCCGAAGGACACTAAGGCCACCGAGCGCGTCGAGCGCACGCGGCGCAACAAGCGCGGCTTGCGTCAGGCCAACGTCACGGGTGGCCTGCTGACCACGGCGCCGACAACCAAGAAAACCTTGCTGGGCCAATAAATTGGACGATCCCCGCGCATCGGCGCTGCTGAAACGATACACCACGCTGCAGTCGCAGCGCAGTCACTGGGAATCGCACTGGCAGGAAATCGGCGACTACATCTGCCCGCGCAAGGCGGATATCACGAAGAAGCGTTCGGGCGGCGCCAAGCGCACCGAGCTGCTGTTCGACGGCACGGCGATCCACGCCGCCGAGCTGATGTCGGCCAGCCTGCACGGTATGTTGACCAACGCCGCTACACCGTGGTTCGACCTGCGCTACGAAAACAACGAGCTGAACGGTGACGACGAGGCCAAGGAGTGGCTGGAGGGCGCCACCGACGTCATGTACCAGCACCTGGCGCGGTCGAACTTCCAGGAGCAGATTCACGAGCTATATTCCGACCTCGTGACGTTCGGCACCGCGGTCATGTTCATCGAGAATGACGAGAACGACGGTTTCCGCTTCAGCACCCGCCACATTGCCGAGTGCTTCGTCTCGGAGAACGAGCAGGGGCGTGTCGACACGGTCTTTCGCAAGTACAAGACCACGGCACGCGCCGCCGTGCAGCAATTCGGAAAGGCAAAGGTCACACAGCGCATAGAGAAATTGGAAACTGATGACCCTTACGCCGAAATCGAACTGCTGCACATTGTCATGCCGCGCGAGGATCGCGATCGGCGCAAGAAGAACACGCGGAACAAACCGTTTGCCAGCCTACACATTGACCCCGACGAGAGGGCGGTGCTCGGCGAGAGTGGGTACGACGAGTTCCCCTACTGTGTGCCGCGGTTTCTGAAAGCCTCGTTCGAGATCGGCTACGGGCGGTCGCCGGCAATGACGGCGCTGCCTGACACGAAAATGGTCAACAAAATGTCCGAGGTGGTCATTCGCGCGGCGCAGTTACAGATTCACCCGCCGCTGATGGTGCCTGACGACGGCTTTATGCTGCCGGTGCGCACCACGCCGGGCGGTCTGAACTTCTACCGCTCGGGAACGCGCGACCGCATCGAACCGCTGAACATCGGCGCCAACAACCCGCTCGGCGAGGTGCAGCTCGAACAGAGACGCACGGCCATCCGCGCCGCGTTCTACGTCGACCAGTTGATCCTGGGCCAGGGGCCGCAGATGACGGCTACGGAAGTCATCCAGCGCACCGAGGAAAAGATGCGCCTCCTCGGCCCGGTTCTCGGACGCCTCCAGGCCGAGCTGCTTCAGCCGCTCATCGGCCGTTGTTTCGCCATCCTGGCCAGGCAGAAGGCGTTTGCCGCCGCGCCGGCCATGCTGAGCGAGGGCAACATCGACATCGAGTACGTCAGCCCGCTGGCGAAGGCGCAGCGCACCGGCGACGTGCAGGGAATACTGCAAATGATCGAGTTCCTGATGCCGCTGATGCAGCTCGACCAGGGCGTGGCCGACTACCTCGACACCGACGGCCTTGCCAAGCATATCATCAAGGTAACCGGCACGCCGGCAGTGGTGGTGCGCGGCGATGGCGAGGTGGCCGGCATCCGCGCCAACCGGGCGCAGGCCATGCAGGCCGAGGCCGAAATGGCGGCTGCACAGCAGATGGCGAGCGCGGCAGGCGACGCTGCGCCAGCACTGCGCGCGGTTGACGAGACCGAGCTGGGTCAGCAGATCGTTGAGGGTGTCGCATGACGCTAATAAAAAACAGGAGATATGCAAATGGCTGACAAAAAAACAGTAGTCCGCAAGGGCGAGCTTTCGCTGTTGCGCCGGTTTATGAAGAAACTTGACCCCGGCTCTGCGGTCAGGGAGGGCGAGCTTTCCGCGCCCGATCGAGCTACGTTGCGCCGGCTTATGAAGAAACTTGACCCCGGCTCAGTAGTCCGCGCGGGCGAATGATAAGCCTATACGAGCGCATTAGACGAGGCGCCGCATGACGCCGAAGGAACTGCGCCAGAC